GCATCTTTCGTCGTCCAAAAGTTTACGACCACCTGCTTCACAATCGAGTCCAGCGTAATTTGTGGCTCATTGTAGGCATTGTCAAGGTCGATTGCATCAACCGGGTTTCCGAGCGTGTTCGGCAGCTGCTTGACATGGATCGTGTTGTCCCGGCTCACCCAGACATTAGCGCAACCGGCTATCGCAATCATTTGCAGGACGTTCCGGCGCGTCGTTTTCTCCACGATGCCCTTAGTCATGATGGATTGCAGCGCCGTGTCTATGCTGTATGTCGTGATCCCGCAGGCCGCGAACATGTTGACGGCAAGTTGATAGAGCGAAATATTCCCGGGCGTCAAATTCTCGTATTCGAACACGTCCATGAGGTCAAGGTTTGTACGGGACGTGAACGTGGCCGTCAAACTGCCCTCGTCACTCTTCCATTCGTGGAGCTTAAAGTCGCCCAACTGCACCCATTGGACTGTCCCGTTCACGTCCACGCCAAGCTCCGCTATTACCTGCTGCCGTTGCTGGAGATATGCATAGAAGCCGGTCGGATTCAGAATATTGAATAGCCGCTTGCTGTTGTCCACCGTGAACCGGAATTCCGGCGACGGAATAGTCGCGGACAGCGGGTCCATCTCTTCGATTAGATCCATGCTAATCAACTGATCATCGGTGTATATCTGCACGACGCCGAAGTCTACCTCCAGCACCCGCGCCCGGCGATTGCCGACAGACCATTTTTTTATGACGATGACAATTTTCTTGTAGTTCGCAAACTGACCGAGCGGCGTAGCGATCACCTGTGTATTGTCCGTTACGCTCACTGCCTGAATCACGCCGCCGGATGCGTTATAAGCCGTGACATCGAACACGGTCGCATACTCCCCGGTGTTTTGGTCAAATGTGAGCGTCAGCCCGGCCGATGAGTGCGTGGCCGAACCGAATTCAATCGTGATCGTCGGGAATACTGAAAAGCTGCCGTCCGGTCCGCAAATATCGCCGCTCACGAATCCAACCTCCCGGTTGTTCGCAAGGGTGCTATCCGGGAAAGAAAAAGAGCCGTCCAATTTGAAGCGGCCCGTCTCCCACGTCGCAAAGTTGTATGTCGAGCTTCGCATGTTGTCGTTGATTTGGTTTGCGTTGCTAATGTGCGTAGCCTGCGCCGTTGTCGTGATGCTCGTTACGTCTGCAACGGCGCTCGTATCCGATATGTCGAATGTAACCCTGCCCGTGATTCTGCGCGTCGAAGCGTAGATATTGTCTTTGTACGTCGGCGTAACTGGATACATAGGTCACACCTCGATCAAATTGAACTTGATTTCTTTGTACCGGGGCACTCCGGCCCTGAAATCGATCAGCCCGACCTTCCGGTCGCCAGCATAGAACGTCCCCGTCCGGCTGGCATTCGTGAGCGGGTCCAGATACGTGACCGAGAAGGTATTCGGAGCGACCGCCGATAGGACCGTCTGGAGCTGCGCCGCCGTCAGAAACGCCCAACCTAACTCAATCTTCCGTTTGGTCGTGATCAATTCCGAAATGAGATTACCCTTTGCATTCCGTTCCGCCTTCTTGATATCTTGAATGCCTATTTGCATCTCGGACGGCGACGGCAGTTCCATGTTCCCTATTTTCAAGATCGCCGCCATATCATCACCCCATCGTCGTTATCATGGAACCGCCGATCCGCTTGCTTTCGTTGGTCGAATATGCATTCATGATCCGTGCAAAGGCTACCCCGTCGATGGAAAGAACGATGTCCCCGCCTGCCGCCGTGCTGCCTCCTCCCGAAGTTTGCAGAGCGGTCATAACAGCCGTACCTACAGCCGACGCCATCGAATCAACGAAACTCGTATCTTCCAACGGAACAACGGCCTCCGTTCCTGCTTCTCCAATCATTGCCAGTGTAGGGCCGGAAACAATGCCGCCACGAGCAAAGGCCGGCAGCTCTATCCCGATACTTTTCAGGTTCTCCCATAGCTGCCTTGCCTTATCTCCAGCCTTAGCAGCGCCGCCGCTGATCGCTCCTCCTACCCCCGCGCCGGATGCGCCGGGAACGGCCCAACTCCTCAAAGCACCGCCCAAACCGGACGACTCCACCCAGTCCCCGGCTTTATCGAGTCCTTGAAGTGCTTGGCCGAGTATTGGGATGTCGCGCCCAGGCAGCGCGCCCGGCACCGGTGTCGGCGTGATCGCTTCGACGATTTTTTCCTTGATGCCGGACAAGTCCGGGAGTTTTATCTCAGGGAATTGGATTGGCGGAAACTGGATCGGTGCGCCAATTGTCGCCATGAGAGAAGCCCATGCGGATTTGATGCTTTCGATGTATTGCAGGATTGGCGATGTCCTTTCTTGGATCGAAGCAAGCATATTTGACATTGCTTTCGCCCATGCCGATTCTGCCTGAGCCAAGTTGGGCAGCATACTCAAAACCGATGCCCCAAGCAGCGTAAAGCCCCATTGTAAATACGGCACATAGGCGTTCAACTGGCTTTGCAAATAGTCAAGCGTTTCGTGCCATTGCGTTTTCACTGCCGTCGATGCCGTCGTTAGGCTGCTTTCCATCGACTCAAGCATTGACGACCACAGCGTTGTAACGAACTCCGCCCCTGCTTGCTTTGTCGCCTTGATATTCGCCCACAATTCGGTTATAGAAGTCGTGATCCGTAGTTTGGCCGCCTCGGTAGATACCGACATGTTGTTCCACATGGTAGACCATGTTTGTGTTGTGATCATCGCGTTCAAGGCATTTGTAGGCAGAACGAAGGCCCATAGGTTCGCCCATGACATTTGAGATGATAGACTACCCGTCATATCAATCGAGTTGATTGCCGACCACATACCGGCCCATTGCCCTGTTACGGACGACGTAAACGCCGGAATCGTCACAGTGCCAATCCCTGCGACCATCGAACCCCATAGCGCTTGTTGTCCTGCCAGCGCCGTTTGCGTCGATATGCCAAGCTGCTCCCACATGCTGTTTATCTTCGCTTTTGTTTCCGCAACGAGTGCGTTTATCGTTGCTGTGACGGCAGCGGCTACCGCTCCAGCTCCGGCGTCTGGAGGATTCGGCAACTCAAATTGAAGCTGCAACTTCGGCAACGGCGGGAGGTCCGGCATCTCCGGAAGCTTGAACCCTCCGCCGGAGGACGACGATCCGCCGCCTGTTCCCGGTCCGGTACTGCCTGTTCCGCCGCCCTTCCCTCCTCCGCCATCGTTATCGAGCTGGTTGATCTCATCGAAAGCCATGAGTTGATTCTTTGCTTTGGCTGCGGATTTGGATAGGTCGTCATAGGCTTTGCTTTGGTCCTTCGTTGCCTCTGTATTCTTGTCCGTGCCCCTTGTTAACGCATCGTAATCCCAGCCCTTCACCCAGTACACAAACCGCGCTAGGCGTTCCGTCAGCTGCGCTATGGCTTCCGCAAGGCGTATGAGAGCAGGCAGGACCGTGTCCCAAATTGGCAAGAACGCTTGCGATAAATTGAGTTGAATGTCTTTGAGCTGTCCAGAAAGAGCATCTTGCTTGGTCATGACGTTCTTTTGGACTTCATTTCCGTAACGGGCATACGCTTGCTCAAGGATCGCCGCAAGCCTGATTTGCTGCTGTACTTTGAAATTCAATTGCTCCCAGCTCTTGCCGTTGGCAAATTTCTTGAATGCGTTAGTGCTCTCGATCATGGAGACGTTGACGAAAATACCTAGGTCCTCGATTGCCTCGGTATTCCCGAGCAAACCGCTTCGCATCCGCTCTAAAGTATCCTCGATACTCCGGCCAGTTGCCGAGGCTACGACCCGAGTAGCCGACACAAGGGCTTTCGTCTCGTCTTTCAGTTTCTTGGAGTCTCCGATGAACGATGATAGGAGAACGGAATACGTAGCCCCAAGCTCCGCCGCTTCTGTTTTCGCTAATCCTTGCGAGCGCGCCCAATCCATGAATTCGCGCGATCCGCCTTTAAGCTGCCGATTCAGACGCATTATCGTGGATTCGAATTTTGCTGCGGTTTGGCTTGCTGCTGCAATTCCGGCCACGGCTACACCAACCGCAACAACCGCGACACCGGCACCTACTCCAAGACCGCGCAAGGCGGAAGCGGCTCCGCTTGAAGCGCCTGAAAGCCCGCGCAAGGACGATGTGGACTTTCCTATCGCCGGTACAAAGCTGGCAAGTTCGGAAGTCACGCCGCCGATCCCTTTTGCTCCCCGTAGTTTGGAGATTGTCCCAGCGGCGACCGAACCCATATTTTTGAAATCGGATGCGATAGCCCCTATTCCTCTGCCGCCGCCGATTTGGTTTACTGATTTTGTCGTCTTTTTTCCAAATTTATCAACGTCTTTTTGAAACCCTGACATTGCTTTTTTGGCCGGACTAAAATCAGCCCCAGCGCGGACAATTAGGTTCCTAACGACTGCCACCGTAATCCACCTCCTTTCCTTACGCAAAAAAGACGACCTTCTCGGGTCGCCTCATTACTTTTGGTTTTCTTCATAGTTCGCCTGAAACATTTTTGCAAATTCAAGCATCTGCTCCGGGGTCTTCTCTCGTTTTCTCCTCGGCTGCGCTGTCACTTGCTCCTGTTTGGCGAGAATGCTTTCTAGTTTCGGCAGTTTGTTAGCCCTCGACCACACTGCCGTCATATATGCCTGTGTGATCATGTCCCTGCGCTGCTGCTGCCTCATATGATTGTGGGCCTCAACGATGAAAAACAGCTCCCTTGGCGTTATATCGCCAAATTCACGGATACTAACACCGCAGCGGAGAGCAACCTTTAGGGATTCTTCGAAATCGATGCCATCGGTTACTTCTCCGCTTTTGGCTTTTGGTTTCCCTCCGGTGTAGCTACCATGATATCAAGTGCGCCGAAGGCAATCGTCCATGCTTCGATCAACTTTTCAATGACCAAGCGGAAACTCGGGGCCTCATCAAGTAGTGCGGCTATGGATTCGGGCGTTAAAGTTTCCTTGTTTTTTGCAGCATCATATAAGAGGCCACAATAAGCGATTACTTCAATTGACTTAAAGTCCGCAGTATCAAATGCGTCATCTAATTCATGCATTGCTTTTCCAGTCATCGCGGAGAGCGTTTGAAGAGCGGAATATGTGAATTTCACTTGCCGCGGACGATCCAATTCGAGAATCACAACATTGTTTTTCATAGCAAAATTACCTCCAAAGTGGTAAAATTAAGGGAAAACTTGTAACAGGGGGACACTTACTGTGAAATGGTACTTCATGATTAAGTTCTTGTTTGCAGTATGCTTGATATTGTTCTATGACAAAAATGACTATTTCTCCGCCTCGTCAATGGCTTTATTCATCGTTTGCGACTTCTTTATTGTCCCGATAATCTATTTGATCGTAAGCCTGATAAGAAGAAGGAAACTCGCTCCGGGAGAATACCGGGTCAAGCCAGAGGGAAAAAGATTGTGAAAAGAGCCGGGGCAATCCCGGCTTTTATGTTAGCTCGTCTTCGCTACGGTCACGTCATAGTAACGGATCGCCTTTCCAGCTTCTTGTGCAAGAATGGTCACTTGGCGGCTAGTAGCAGGTACAGTTATCGGACCCGACGCCGCGCCGCTCGTCAGGTCTTGGACGAATGCATCATCTACATAGAGTTTCAACGTATGATTTGCAGCCGTTGCCGTGACTGTGATAGGCGATGTGATAGCGCCGGTATAAGCGTAGTATGAAACTCCGCTTGCAAAGGCCGGGGATAACGTCCCGCCACCAGTGAGCGAAAGTGCCGTTATTCCACCGGATGCAGATGTAGCCAGTGTAGGCGGACCGCTGATCTTTACCGTCGCTTCGAAAGCAAGCAATTCCTCAAGTTGAGCATCCCCGCCTTTAAAGGCCGTCACAACGGCTTGGAAGGACCACGACGCCCCCATTTCGGGAGGGAACACAATCTCGAAGTTTTGCAACGTTCCCGCTTCGAATGCGTCGTTAAGTGCGATTTGCCCCGCGTCCCCAGCCTCGAAGAATCCGGAAAGCGTCACCTCGCCGCCATCCTTAAAACCGCCGATAAACGTCCGGTATCCTCCGGCGCTGTCCAGCGTCGTCGTGTCCAGCGTCTCTGCCGACCTGGGCGGCGCGTCTATAGAAGTCAGGCCCGCAATAAACGTCGTCCCGATCTTGATGCGCGTTCCTACTGATCTTTGTGCCATAGTTATCCTCCTCAATAGTAAACTTCAAACTCGATCAAACAGCGGTATAGTCCCGGCTTGTCCTCGTACATCTCCAACGGCTGCTCATATGTCACTTCCTGAATGAGTGGCCCGTCCGTACCGATCCGGCGGCGCTCGAAGGAAATGAACCGGTCGAGAACGGCAGCGCTGACCGTTTTCAGGCTGACATACCGCGCCGCGACGACGTTCAATTCCCCGCGCACCACTCGCCCTGTTAGGTATCCGTCTTGCGTCTTCGTGCGAAGTCCGGGGCTTGAGAGATACACGAGATAGGGGACGCCTTGGCCCGCCGTAGCCTCCGGTGCGAATGCGGGGTATACCCGCCCTTCAAGCGCTGCGATAGACTTCATTTCTGCCGTCAATGCTTCTTCAAACGTTTGGCTGATCCGAATCACCTCATTCCCTTGCTACGAAGTACCTTGTCAACCTCTTTGCCCGCGACCGAAAGAATTGTCTGTTCGATAATCGTCTTGTTGTGATCCAGCGCGTGCCGCAGGTACCGATAGCCCGGAACGTATCTGCCGTCTACCGTTAGGAAGCCGTATTCCTGCGAGGCCGGATAGTATGCCCTTTTGCCGTCCTTGCTCATTTTCACAAAAATATCGTTCTTGGCCGGATCGGGCATAACATCATACACGGCCTTGCCCGGAACTGTCTTGCGCTCCTTCTTCATGATCAACCCGGACCGCAGATCCCCCTTATCTACCGGCGCATTCCCCTTTGCAGCCCCGAGAATGATCTTGCCGCCCGCGCGCGCGCCCTTCGTGGCCGCCGATTGTGGCACCCGCCCCAAAAGCTTGATGTCGCGCTGCAACTCTTTCAGGCCAATGATTTCGAATTTCTTCGGCATGTCATT